AGGACGCAGCCGTTATTCTTTTTAATAACTACAGCCGGAACAGACCGCCATTCCGTCTGTTTCGAGCAGCACCAGAAGGCGGAGGACATCCTGCAGGGCAGGAAGATAGACCCCACCTTCTATCCCGTTATCTACGGCGCGTCCGATGATGCGGACTGGTCATCGGAGGATGTGTGGAGAAAAGCGAACCCTTCGCTGGGGCATACCATCGACATTGAGAAAGTGCGGAATGCCTATCTGAGCGCAAAGGACAATCCGGCAGAGGAAAATATATTCCGGCAGCTCCGTCTGAACCAGTGGGTGAAGCAGTCCACAAGGTGGATGCAGATGGAGAAATGGGATGCCTGCGCTTTCCCTGTGGACGAGCGGGAAGTGCTGGGGCGGGAATGTTACGGAGGCTTGGATTTATCCAGTTCCATTGACATCACCGCTTTTGTTTTGGTATTCCCTCCCCGGAACGATACGGAGAAATATATTCTTTTACCGTACTTCTGGATACCGGAAGAAAATATGCGCCTGCGTGTGCGCCGTGACCATGTGCCTTATGACGTGTGGGAGAAGCAGGGATTCCTGCATACCACGGAGGGCAACGTGATCCACTATGGTTTTATAGAGAATTTCATTGATGATCTCGGAAAGAAATTTCATATCAAAGAGATCGCATTCGACAGGTGGGGCGCGGTGCAGATGGTACAGAACCTGGAGGGATTGGGATTTACAGTCGTTCCCTTCGGTCAGGGTTTTAAGGATATGTCGCCGCCCACCAAGCGGCTGATGGAACTTGTTCTGGAGAAGAACATCGCACATGGCGGGCATCCCGTCCTGCGGTGGATGATGGATAACATCTTCGTCCGTACCGACCCGGCAGGGAACATCAAGCCGGACAAGGAAAAATCCACGGAGAAGATTGACGGCGCTGTGGCCACGATCATGGGGCTTGACCGTGCGATACGGAACGAGGGCATCAGCACGGGTAGCGTTTATGACGAAAGAGGAATTCTGTCATTCTAATTTGCCAACATTTATGCTATACTAATTTCGGTAATTGTAAATGTCGTTTGCAGATTGAAATAGATAATTTTGGAGGATGCAGTATGGAAGGAAAAGAGATAAAGATAGGGTTATATTGTTATGAGGAAGATTACACACATACAATTTATCTCTATTATGAGGGCGAGAATGAGTATCAGGAGTGCTTTCTGAATCCGATAAATCGAGCAAAGAAATCAGATAGTACAGATCATACTATGTTAAAAGCTCCACGAGGAACAATTCAATGTAACAGATACTTTGTTAAGGATTATGCAGAGGATAGAAAATACAGGGTAACTATAGAAAGTGCAACAGCAGAAATAGAGCAGGTCATCTTTAATTTTAAAGACGATGACAGTCATGGAGTGCCTGAGTATGATGCACGATTTATAAAAGATATTGAGTTAAATTTCATAAATACTGATTGCAGAGAAAAAGTATAACAGCATTTTGCATTTCAGCACAGCATCTTTTCGGAGGTGCTTTCTTTTTGCCTGTTTTTAAGGAGGTGTGTATGAAACTACCATCCATTTTTGGAATGAGGGGTGCGAGGGATAAGCCAAAGGACAGCTACGGCGGCCAGGCTTATTCCTTTTTCTTTGGGAGAAGCACCAGCGGAAAAAATGTAAATGAACGTACCGCCATGCAGACCACGGCGGTCTATTCCTGTGTGCGGATACTGGCGGAGGCGGTGGCATCCCTGCCAATCCATGTGTACCGCTATACGGAAACGGGGAAGGAGCGAGTGTATGACCATCCCCTTTATTATTTACTCCATGACGAGCCGAACCCGGAGATGACTTCCTTCGTGTTCCGGGAGACGCTTATGAGCCATCTGCTGATATGGGGCAATGCCTACGCGCAAGTCATCCGTGACGGGAGCGGCAGGGTGCTTTCGCTGTACCCGCTTCTGCCGGACAAGATGGAGGTAGACCGTGACGAGCATGGGCGGCTCTTTTACACCTATACCCGGAATACCGATGAGAACCCCAACTTTTCCGAGTATGGCAGGGTACGCCTTAAGCCGGAGGATGTGCTGCATATCCCCGGTCTTGGCTTTGACGGGCTGGTGGGGTATTCGCCTATCGCTATGGCAAAGAACGCGGTGGGCATGACGCTGGCGTGTGAGGAATACGGCGCGTCCTTTTTCGAGAACGGGGCGACACCGGGAGGCGTGCTGGAGCATCCGGGGGTACTGAAAGACCCGGCAAGGGTAAGGGAGAGCTGGCACGCTGTTTATGGCGGCTCCAGGAATGCCGGGAAGGTGGCAGTTTTGGAAGAAGGCCTAAAGTACCAGCAGATCGGCATTCCCCCGGAGGAGGCACAGTTCTTGGAAACGCGGAAGTTCCAGATAGACGAGATCGCAAGGCTGTACCGCATCCCGCCGCACATGGTGGGCGACCTTGACAAGAGCAGCTTTAGCAACATCGAGCAGCAGTCTCTGGAATTTGTGAAATATACCTTAGACCCGTGGGTGATCCGGTGGGAGCAGTCCATACAGAAAGCATTGTTCCTTCCGCAGGAGAAGAAAGAATATTTTGTGAAAATGAACGTGGACGGCCTGCTCCGGGGCGATTATGAAAGCCGGATGAAAGGCTATTCCATCGGCATCCAGAACGGATTCATGTGTCCGAATGATATACGGCGGCTGGAAAGCATGGATTTGATACCTGTGGAGGAGGGTGGTGAATTTTTTCTCACCAACGGGAACCTATGCCGATTAAAGGACGCAGGACTTTTCGGGAGAATTCCGGGGAAGCAGGGGGATTCCCCGGAGACTTAAACTGCAGGGACAGAATGATACAACGGATTTTTATATTCTATATGTGCTTTTAAGCACAGTGCAACTACAGGACGGTTGCATCGGCAGTTATACTACTGGTTCAGATACTGCACCTTGTTGTATAGGAAAAAGCCGCAGGAACGCCGTAAACAGGGCGTTTCCGGGAAAGAGGGGCGGTTTTTGGTGTGCCTTAAAACACACTGATTGATACCAACAGGTAAGGTACGGTGATTTTAGAGGCGCTGAAACCACCCGGTGCGTACTGAAGCCGGACAGCCGCAGGAACGCCGTAAATTGGGGATTCTTTGGGGATTGCGGGAATTGGAGGGTGTGTTTTAAAGCACACGTTGACTACTTTGAGCGGACAATTGTTCTGCCACAGATAACAAATGCCGTGTCCAGTATCAGGACAGCGGCGGTGGCGGAAGGGGACAGTCCCGCTGTCGGTAACACGATAGGATCACTTTCCCTGAACCAGAGAATCAGGTTCCCTGTGTGACACTGGTGTGACGGCATCCTGCTATCACTGGCGGGGTGGGGAAAGCGCCGTAAAACGGGCATCTGTGGGGAAAAGAAAGGATTTCAAGGTGTGCTTTTAGCGCGCCTTATTTCAATTGTGGCAAAAGTAACGTGTGTTTCTAACACAGTATTTTTCAGGAGACAGGAAGGAGGAATAGGAGTGAAAAGGAAGTTCTGGAACTGGATCAAAAACGATGCGGGAGGGGAGGAAGAGCGCACCCTCGTGCTGAATGGTGAGATTTCGGATGAAACGTGGTACGGGGATGAAGTGACCCCGGCACTGTTCGCAAAGGAGCTGAATGCCGGGAGCGGCAACATCACCGTGTGGATCAATTCGCCGGGCGGCGATGTGTACGCCGCGGCACAGATCTATAACATGCTCATGGAGTACAAAGGCGATGTGACCGTGAAGGTGGACGCACTGGCGGCATCCGCAGCGTCCGTCATCGCTATGGCGGGAACCACGGTGCTGATGTCGCCCCTTGCCATGATGATGATCCACAATCCCATCACCGTGGCGATAGGGGATTCCAAAGAGATGCAGAAGGCGGGGGAGATGCTGGATGAAGTGAAAGAGGGCATCATGAACGCCTACGAGATCAAGACCGGGATGGACCGTAAGAAGATATCCCACCTCATGGATGCGGAATCGTGGTTTAACGCGAAGAAGGCCGTGGAGCTTGGCTTTGCGGACGGCATCCTGCACGGGAAGGAAGATACGGAAGAAGATGCAGAGGGGCTGATGTTCTCCCGCACAGCGGTGACCAATTCCCTGCTGACCAAGCTGATTCCGAAAAAGCCGGAGGCAAAGGTACCCATAGAGCAACTGGAAAAAAGGCTGCAACTGTTATCACATTAAAAATTTATGGAGGGAAATGTTATGAGCAAGATTTTGGAGTTAAGGGAGAAACGGGCAAAGGCATGGGAGGCGGCAAAGAAGTTCCTTGACAGCAAGCGCGGTGAGGACGGCCTGCTTTCCGCAGAGGACACCGCCGCCTATGAGAAGATGGAAAAGGAAGTGGTGGATTTGGGGAAGGAAATCGAGCGCCTGGAGCGGCAGGCCGCCATTGACGCGGAACTGAACAAGCCTACCTCCGAGCCCATCACCAACAAGCCCAACAACCGCCCGGACGGGGAGGAAAAGACAGGCAGGGCAACGGACAATTACAGGAGGACGTTCTGGAACGCCATGCGGAGGAAGAATTTCTTCGATGTGGAGAACGCCCTGCAGGTGGGGACGGATTCCGAGGGCGGCTACCTTGTGCCGGACGAGTTCGAGCATACGCTGGTGGAGGCACTGGAGGAAGAGAACTGTTTCCGGGGGCTTGCCACGGTGATCCAGACCTCCAGCGGCGACAGGAAAATCCCCGTGGTGGCGTCCAAAGGCGAGGCGTCATGGATTGACGAGGAAGGGGCATACCCGGAATCGGACGATTCCTTCGGGCAGGTCTCCATCGGCGCGTTCAAGGTGGCCACCATGATCAAGGTATCGGATGAGTTACTGAATGACAATGTATTCAACTTAGAGGCTTACATCTCCAAGGAGTTCGGGCGCAGGATCGGCACCAAGGAGGAGGAAGCCTTTTTCATTGGAGACGGCAAGGGCAAGCCGACTGGTATTTTAAATGCCACGGGCGGCGCTTCCGATGGCGTGACCACCGCCACGGCGAATATCACCTTTGATGACGTGATGGATTTATTCTATTCCCTGAAAGCGCCTTACCGTAAAAAGGCGGTATGGGTGCTGAACGATACCACCGTGAAAGCACTGCGGAAACTGAAAGATAACAATGGGAATTATATCTGGCAGCCTTCCGTGCAGGCGGGCGTACCGGACATGATCCTGAACCGCCCTTACCACACTTCCTCTTATGTGCCGGAAGTGGCGGCAGGCAGCAAGGTGATGGCGTTCGGTGACTTTTCCTATTACTGGATCGCTGACAGGCAGGGGCGTTCCTTCAAGCGTCTGAATGAGTTATTTGCGGCAACCGGGCAGGTGGGATTCCTCGCTTCACAGCGTGTGGACGGCAAGCTGATCCTTGCCGAAGCGGTAAAGACCATGAAGGTGAAGGCTTCTGCATCAGCGGCATCATAAGAGGGGAGGCGGCATGGATGGCAGTCCTGACATTGGAGGAGACGAAACAGTATCTCCGTGTTGACAGCAGTGATGAAGATTCCTTTATTTCAGGATTGATTGAGACCGGGGAATCGCTGTGTGCGGATGTGGCACGGATGGAGATAGCAGAACTGGAAGCGCACCTTCCGATGGTGCGGATTGCCGTCCTTTATGCCGCCGCATACCTTTATGAACACCGGGAGCAGGCAGACCACGGGGAGCTGGTGGGAACGCTGCGCTCCCTTTTATTCGGCATACGGAAAGAGGTGTTCTGATGGCGCTTGGGGAATGGAAGGATAGGATCATTATTCAGAAAAGCGCGGCGGGCAATGACAAAGCCGGGAACCATGTGCTGGCATGGCGGGACTATTACACCTGCCACGCCTATGTGAACAACCTTTCCGGGAAGGAGTATTGGGAGGCGGCGCAGCTAAATGCGGAGAAGGAAGTGTTTTTCCTCATACGGTACTGTTCTGAGGTAAAAGAAATAGATACGGAGCATTTCCGCATTATCTTTCGGGGGCAGGTGTATAACATCACATTTATCGACAACGTGAAATACCAGAATAAAACCATAAAGCTGCGGGCGGCTTTGGAAAAGAGGGGAGGCTGAATAAATTCTCCCTTTGGAAAAGAGGTAGGAATGTCTGAAAGAAAAGTATCCATCGAGCAGATGGCGGAGGCGGTCATGGACGGCCTGATCGAATATGCCGGGCTTGCCACGGACGTGATGAAGGACTGCGTCACCAAAGCCGGGAACACGGTGAAATCGGAAGTGAAAGCCAACGCCCCGGTTCGGACGGGGCAGTACAAAAAGGGATGGGCTGTGAAAAAGCAGAAAGAGACCGCCAATGCACTGGAACTGGTGGTGCATAACAAGAAAAGGTATCAGCTTACCCACCTTTTG